CCTTTCTTTAGTTTCTTATATTCTTTTAGAATTTTATCAATCTCATCATTTGAGACTTTGACTTTCAATTGCTTCTCTTCATCAGAGCGAACAAATCCAAGTCCACTTTTTGATTGCTCTTCTTTTTCATCAACATAATCATTGATGGCTTCTTGAATTTCGTCACGAATCAAATCATTAATTTGATTTCTCAGATCATCATCATTCATTTTCTCTTCTTTTCTTTCTTCGGTTTTACTCCCCAAAGTTTAGGGCTGACTGATCCATATCCAAAATCAATTTTTTGAACTGCTCCCTTTCCATACCTATCATAATACATATCAAAAAGTTGAGATGTTTTACTGCATCTTGTAAGGTCAACATGCGTCACACCATCAACAACATACCAAATAAGTCTAGCGTCTGTAGGAAATGACTTATCGTTTGCTGCTTCTATGGTAGTTTTTTCCAGCAGAATTTGGCAGCTGTAATCAGATGGATTTATTTTGTTAACCTCTGATCCGTATTCTGCCATTTCCTTTTCTTGTTCCGCAACAACAGTCATGAACGACCTCCCCAACGAATATCAGGGAATGCTTGAGAAACAACCTCGTATGTTAATTTATATTTAGTTTGTAACTTTTTGTCTTTAACTAAACAAAGGATCTCAGCCTCTTGTGGATGTAGACCTTCAAGAATTTGAATGAACATTGTCTCCCTGCGGAGTGAAGTAAGAGAATCGTTTCCTCCCTTCACAAAATTATAGAGGTGCTTATACTCTTTTCGGAGAGAAGTGTGATCAGTTCCAACAGGAACTTCATTCTGATTGAAAGGAACATCACCTACTGGAACCACAGAAACTACGGTATCATCAAAGTTCCAAATAAAGAGGGTCTTCAGGGCAGGATTAGCATACTCCTGAAGAACCTCAATCTTCTTTGCCTTTGAGCGTTGCTTACTTGCAATCTCAAGGATTTCATGGATAAAGGGATTGGGTGGTAATTCCTCTTTAGTTTTCGTCGTCTTCTTGGTCGAGCTCGTCATAGCCATTTTCAAATCGTACTGCTAAAATTTCGTCTGGTAATACATTTCCGTTTTCATCAAACATCTCTGGATGAGTCCAAACGGGTTGGGTTTGATACACATGGTCTTTCGCTAACCATCCTATCACACCTCCTACAAAAAAGAACATGATTGATATCAATGTTCCAATGGTCAGTGTTACTGCTAACATCTTCTGTCCTCCAGAGATTATTTCTTTCTAATGTCCAGATAGAAGTTTAAATGAAAGACAATCTCTCTTCGGAAAAGAGATATCATCTTACCAAACTTTACCTGAAAAGTTTTAGGTGGTTCTGATCTCTTCCTCCTGTTGCGTAACAACAACTCAACTCCACGGTTGATGTTGGTTTCGTGATTATTTAGATTGTTTTTTTCTTCTGCCAGGTCTTCGGTCATGACTATATTTCCATGCATCTTCTAAGATGCTATACAAGTAATTTTTAATCTTCCTCGCTTGAGGTTTAGGAATGTGTCCATACCCTTCACGAAGTTGCTTATGGGCATTGTCATTGCCACCTTCAAGATACTCTTCTAGTTGAGTTGTAATGTCACTGATCTCTTCGGCCGTAGAACTTTCAATAAACGCATCTATCTCGGGTTTCGTAACTTTTGTAGTTTTTAGATAGTCGTAAAATTTTAAATTCAGTTGTCCCCCAAAGGCATTGTCAATCGCATGTTCAATAAGATCATAGATGTCATTGAGGTTTTTTTCCATTAGACTAATTTCTGTTCTCTTAGATATTGTACAGTTTCGGTACAACCACCAATAAGAGTATCATCCTTAACAACTCTTGGGAAGGTTGACCCATACCCAAACTTATCATAAAACTCTTGACGGGTATAGTCCCGGTTAAGTTTATATATGACATACTTGAGTTCTGCTAACTGTAACACCTGTTCAACTTTAGTGCAATAGGGGCAACCATCCTTTGAATATACTGCAAATGTCATTGATTTACCTGCTTCCAATCGTTATCAAAAATTTCCATACCTTTGTCTGTAAGAATGTGATCATACATCTGATCAAATACTTTAGGTGGCATGGTAACTATCTGAGCACCATTATACCATGACCTGACAGCACGTTGAACACTGCGGATAGATGCAGACAGAACCTGAGTTCTAATACCATGGATTTGATACAGTCCAGTAATAGAGCGTACCACCTCCAGTCCTGCTACTGACTGGTCGTCTAGGCGTCCTACAAAGGGAGAAACATATGCTGCCCCCGCCTTTGCTGCTAGGACTGCCTGAGAGGCACAGAAGATAAGTGTCACGTTGACTCTAATGCCTACATCACTAAGTGCCTTACAAACACTCAAACCTTCTCTTGTACAAGGAACTTTAACTGTGCATACATTACCAAACTTTTCAGATAGTAAGACGCCACTAGTATACATTTCACTCTCGCTACCCATTACCTCCATACTGATGTCCTGAACGCCAATATCTTTAATTTTTTGATATACATCCTCAGGATTTTTACCACTCTTCATGATAAGAGTGGGATTAGTTGTGACACCATCAACCAATCCTGTTGAAAAATATTTTTCGATTACTTCGGTGTCTGCTGTGTCTAAAAAAATCTTCATTAGTTAACGTGAATAATACCAGTCATACCTGCTCCTTGATGAGGACCACAGAAAAAGTCATAGTCTCCAACATCAACAAACTTAACGTCTTGTGATTCGCCAGGACTAAACATCAATGATTCTCTTGAAAGATCGGCACGTCCCTCAACAATAATATTGTGAGGTGGAAGCATACCATTTATAAAGTGAATGGTTTCTCCTGCAGATATTGTAACCTCCGATGGTTCAAAAATCAAGTTTCCATTTGAACCCATAGTTATATCAGCAGCATATGCAATCCTTGG